AGCGTAGCCTTGCGCGTGTCGACATAGAAATACTCAGCGATGCGGACAGTCTCTTGACTGACCCACATGCTCAACGTCTGGTCGCCCACACCCTGACTCATCATGCCGGTCACAGGCGTGGCGTCAGGGTACATGCGCTCGTATTCAGCCTTCGGAATGTCTTCCGTGATAAAGCACCAATTCGCGTCCTGACCGCATGGGTCTTGGATCATTGGGTCCATGTAGACGCTAAAGCTGCTACGGACGCGAGCGATCTTGATGTCCTGCTCGAAAGAATCTTCTTTCGTGTATTCCGTCAGGATGCGGATATAGCCTTCGCCGTATGTGACTTGGTTGTCGCAGGCCGTGTCATAGGCCACGTCCGCGTCGGACATATACTCAATGTGCCGCACGATACCGTCGAAGATCTCTGCGACCTCCGGGTCCGCGTTGTCGTCGGCGGGGATGACGCGCGCGGTCGGGCGGTTCTGGCGTTGCTCGTTCGTCACGAGGCGCACATGCTGCGGCAGCTTGTTAATTGTCAGGCACGGGCGCGCGTTGATCGTTTGACCCTGCACCGCGCCGCGTGTCGCCAGCACGTCCGCCGGCCACTGCCAAGCGTTGTCCGGCGAGCCGGCCATAAACCGCAGATCGTCTAGCTCGTCTTCACGGCTGTCCGAATAGGCCGCCTGCGCCACCGTAAAGCGGTGACGCATTGTGGCCAGACGGTCATCGTCCGGGTTGTCGGAAACTTTGCCAGCGGCGACTACATCATCACTTGCCACAAGATTTACCCTTGCTCATTTTACCGGATTTAGCCGCGCGCTTCGTTGAATACGCGATTGCGACGGCCTGCTTCGGCGGCTTACCGGCAGCGATTTCTTTCTTCACGTTCGTGCGAAACGCGGCTTTAGAGGATGATTTGACTAGCGGCATTATTTCTTCCTCGTTTTAGCTGACTGCTTGAACGCCTTGGCGGTCGGTGCGCCCTCTGCGCCCGGCTTGCGCATCTTCTCGCCTGACCCGGCTTTGATGCGCGCCCGCTTCGCGTGAATGTTGGCGTAGAGGCCCGGCTTACTTGCCACTTACAAATCTCCCCGTATTCGGGTCTTTAGGGTTTGGATCAATAACCTTGGGGTGTATCTTAGCATGATCCAGCCAAGTTAAAACCCTAAGATTGTCAACCCTGTTGTCGCTGTGTATGCCGTTCTTGTGGTCTACCTGTTCGCCGGGTTCGAGCGGTTTTATGAATGCGTCCGCTACCAACCGATGAACCAAAAACGCCTTACACCTTTCTGTTCTTAATCCGCCATTTCTAAACCTTACCTCAATATAAGGTTTAGTGCGGCCATTATCCTTCTTTGCGGTTAGTTTCATTATGCGCTCCGGCATAGGAACTAACCCGTTATTTTTACCTCGTCGGTCACGAGCCAGCGATTTTACGCGGCCCATATTGCTTACCTGATAGCGCCCTTCGTAACCACGAATGTCGCGCCATTCTTCATGAACAATTCCATCGACGCATTGAAGCTCTTGCACGGCTGCCCTTTTCGCTCTTTTCTGCGATAGGCTTCATCCTAGCACAAAAGGACTTTTTCCGTCCAGCCTCTTCTTTAGTCTTAGGGTTAGGAGCCGGCGGCTTCAGCTTGCTGCCTGTCGCGGCGTTATACTTAGCCCGGCCCTTAGCCGTCAGCCCAGCGCCCGCCTTAGTCGACAGCTTCTCGCCACGCCCTACTGACAGCGATACCATCTAATGTCCCATCCATCCTGAAGAGGCTGCGTTGCCACCATACGTTACGCGCGGTCTGTTGTCTATGGGCCGCGCTTCCCTGTGCGCCACCGGATACGCGAACGTCACCGCGATAGCGTCGGCGGCGTCGGGTGAGGCTAAGCCTCGCGCTTTAAGATCTTTTTTCGACTCCAAAAAGATTCGGCCGGAAGAATCCGGTTTAGCCATAGGGCCGGTTAAATCAGATTTTAGGAATTTATCCTTAGGAATAGATGCGGTTTGAAGCCATAGCCGCATATCATTCCACATTTCCGACCGTTTATTGCCGAAGGCCGCCCGGTTCTTAGACCCCGCCCCAAAGTTAACCGGCTTGATCTTATACCGTTGTTCTTTAAGCCGATCCACAACGCCGGCCCCTAGACCGCCTTCATCCACGACCACAAGAGCCGGCTGATAGTTCTCGATGGCGGTGATGACATGACCTACCACCTCCATCGTGTCGGCCCCCTTATGCCGTTTGATGGCTATGATGTCGCGGCCTTGTCGAACGGCTATGACCGTTGAGTCAGCCCCAAAACGGGCGGGGTCAACGCCGATGATGATGGGCGCAGTCGGGTCGTTCCAGCGCTCTCGCGCCATAGCCGCGTCCACAAGCGCCGAACCTATGAACTGATCGTCGGATGCGTTCGGAAACGCGCCGCGCACTTCGACGGCGGCTTGATAGCTGTCCTCGCCATATTCCTGTATTATCTGGTCATAAAGGTTTTTATCCGTGCCTTCGACCGTGCGGGCGTCAATTATGCGGGTGGACCAGAATTCGCGCTTGCTATTGAAGCACTCATAAAACGTCCCGCTATTACGGCGTGGGTTAGAAAACGCACACCAGAACCGATTAGGCGTGTTCTCAGTGAAAAAGCCATTGCTTACCGACCAAATAGCGTCTGGGATGCCGCTTGCCTCGTCAAATATCAACAGCACGCCGTCATGGTTATGGATACCGGCGAAACTATCCGGCCGCTCTTCGCTCCAAAGACGGCCCTCGCAATACCAGTATCGAGTGCCTTTATTCAGATCTCGTTCGACTGATTCCGCCAGCCATTTAGCCGGCGTGAGCTTGGTGGCGCTTGTTTCAAACCAATGGCTATTGATCGACATGGCCGACCATTTAGTCAGTTCCGACCAAGTGACCGACCGAAGCTGCGCCTCTGAGTTGGCTGATACGACCGTTGTAGATCCGATGCGCGTGGATAAGAACCATAAGATAATCCACGACACCAAAGCTGACTTGCCAATACCACGGCCAGACGCCACGGCCAGTCGGAACATTTCAAAGTCTATGCGCCCATCGTTTGCTTTGATGTGTTCGCGCATGTCGATAAGAATGTCGCGTTGCCACTTTCTAGGCCCGTCAAAATGCTCCAGTGGCGTTCCCGGTTGTTTCCAAGGAAAAGCCATCCGCACAAAGGCTAAAGGATCATTGGCGACTTGAGGCGACCACAGGGCCGCCATCAATCGCATTTCGCCGTCGGCGTCATATCTCGGTTCTTGCATTATCGCGGCCTATAGGGGTGGTATTTTAACTCGGCGGATTTTCGAGCTTCAATGGCGTCTGATAAATTAACATAATAGCCTAAGTTAATACTTTGCCAATTAACACGTATTCTTACCCGCCAGCGTTTATTCTTGCGGTGCCAATCTACGCCGGTGACTCCTGACGTATTATTGCAGTGAAGAGATTTATTTTGTCCATTTTCAATTTGAGTCACGTCGCGCAAATTACAAATGCGGTTATCTGTCTTTATTCTGTTTATGTGGTCTACGTTATGTCGCGGCCATTCACCGTAAACATACAGCCAAGCCAAACGATGCGCGGCGTATTTACGTCGACGGATAGAAATTTCTATGTAGCCGCCAGATGTTAGACTTCCGGCGTTAGCGCCTTCTAGCGCTCTCAAACCTCGAAATACCCGATTAGTGAATAGGCCAGTTTTAGCGTCATAGTTCAGTAGACGCCGGACTTCTTGTGCGGTAGTTAGTGTCATAGCTGCCGTCCGTTTCACGGTTAGTTAGGAGGCCGTCTGATGTCTCACCATCGGCGGCCTCTGCACTATCTAGCACAAATCCATCTATAATCCTAGCTTTCGCCTGTTCCAAAGCATGAGTGATAGATATTTTCTGATCCACCTGTATTTGCACCGATTGCGGCGCACTCCACTTATGTACATGGCGAAGCAAATCCATCGCGGCTTTAGTATCTCCATCTAACGCGGCGGTCTGCATAACCTGCGCTAACTCGGCTTCATTTTCAGCGCGACCCTTCTGTTCAGCATACTCCGCAATCGGGTCGAACTGGACCAACCGCCGATATTCGGTCGGGGTCATGCCAGCGGCGTAGGCGAGCGTGTCGCCCTTCAAGCCTTTTTTGGCTGCGAGATAGATGCGCTCTAGGACGGCTTCTGTCGCCTCTATTTTGCGCGGCTCATAGGGAAGAGACTCAAACATAAAGTCTTTTACCACTAAAATAAAAAATAAAAAAGTTCGCGGATTTTTTATAAAAAATAAAAAAGTTTGTGCAGATCCTGCGTATTTCTTAAAGGAGATCCCTCGGCCCAGTCCCCCCTCTCGTTTCGACCTGGATCGACCCCGATCAGCTCAATGAATGTAAACTTAAAGCATTACGTTAAGTTTACATACATAGTCATATAGTCATGGAGATGCAAGGTTGCTGCGAGCTGTCATCACAGGGCGACCTGGCATGTCATCACAGGGCGACCCAGGGCTGACAACAGCGGTGCGAGACGAGGCCCTTATAGTCATATAGTCGAATAGTCATGCAAACTTACATCGCCCTAACCCTTTATCTATTATGTATACATTTATTCAATTGATAACAGTAGTAAACCAATATGACTATATGACTATTC